CTGTTTGTTTAACCACGAAGCCGAGTTAATTTTGGGCCGCACCAAGGCAAACACCTGCAAAGTGTTTGTAAATGGCGATGGCAATCTTGAATACACTTGGGTACCAGATTATGAAAACCCAACACATATGAGCGTTGTGCGCTCTATCATGCGTGGCGATATCACACAGAGTTCATTTGCTTTTACAATCAAAGAACAAACATGGAGCGAGTCGGAAAAATACGGATCTATGGGCAAGCGCACAATAAAAGTCATTGATGAGTTATTTGATGTGAGCCCTGTAACTTATCCCGCTTATGCCGATACTGAAGCCGACGCCCGTAGCATTGTTGCTATGCGTGATCAGGAGCAAGAAATCGAAGAGGCCAAAAGAAGCCAAGCCTCTGCCGATGTTATTAAATTGGCTTTATTGAGATACCAAAACCTTTAAACAAAAAACAAAATCATGAATAAAATTAAAGCATTGAAAGAAGAGCGTGGACGTTTGCTCGGCGAATTGTCTACCTTGCAAACCACAATCGAAAAAGAAGCCAGATCTATGGCTGATTCAGAAACCAACCGCTTGGCTGAAATCGAGGCTCGTTTGGGCGCGATCAAAGCCGAGGTTGAAACCTTGGAAAAATTGCAAAACTTGGCTGCACAAGCCGCTGGCCACGTTGCTAGCCGTAGCGAGGAAAAAGAAAAAGAAAACATGGCTAAAGATTACAGCTTTAAGCGTGCAATCAATTTGGCTACCACTGGACGCCGCGAAGGTGTTGAAGGTGAATTTTCTCAAATCGGTGCTGAAGAGTTCCAGCGTTCTGGTGTAAGCGTAAGCGCTCACTCTGTAAAAATCCCTTCTGAAGTTTTCAAACGTGATATGACTGCTACCGGTGGTTCTGCTGGTTCTGAAGGTGGTGTAAACGTTCAAACTTCTGTTGGTTCAATTATCGATGTATTGTTGCCTCGCACCGTATTGCGCGGTTTGGGTGTTCAGCAATTGTCTGGATTGGTTGGTAACTTGGATATGCCAACAGCTTCAACTGTGCCTTCTGCAGGTTGGAATACTGAAAACGGTTCAGCTTCTGAAAAGAGCCCCGCGTTCAGCAAAATCACTTTCAGCCCTAAGCGTTTGGCCGCTTACATTCAGGTATCAAACCAGTTGATGTTGCAGTCTAGCAACTCAATCGACGCTTACGTGCGTAACTGGCTCTTGAATGCAATGGCTCAATCTTTGGAAACTGCTGCTATTAAAGGCGGTGGATCTAACGAGCCTACTGGTATCATTGCCAATAGCAACGTAAACGTAACTTTCGCAGGTGGTGCATCTTCTAACAGCACAAACGCTAACGGTATCGCTCCAGTATGGGCCGACGTTGTTAACTTGATGAAAGCCGTTGAAAACGCAAATGGTGAGGGTGTTGCTTACTTGACCAACCCTAAAGTAAAAGCTGCTTTGCAAACTATCCCACGCCAAGCTTCTGGTGTAGAAGGTAACTTCATTTGGGCTAGCGGTGGCGCCGAGTTGAACGGTTACAATGTAGCCACTTCTACTTTGGTTCCTAGCAACTTGACCAAAGGAACTAGCAGCACATTGTCTGCCATGATTTTCGGTGACTTCTCCAAGCTCGCTTTGGCCTCATGGGGCGGCGGCATGGAATTAGTGGTAGATCCATTTAGTGGAGCAACCGCTGGCTTGACCAACGTTATCCTTAACTCTTACATGGATGTAAACTTGTTGCAGCCTACTGCCTTCGCAGTTTGTAAGGACATCGTAGCCTAATAATCTGCCCGCTTGGGGGCGTAAAAGTTCCAAGTGCCGGGGGTGATCTTGACTGCATCGCCCCTGGGCCAATATGAAAGTGAGATTTACAGCAAACCCTACAGGGCAATTTAATTTAAGTTACAACGTAGGTGAAGAAGTAATAATGGAAACCAAGCAGGCCATGCTCTTAATTGAGGCGGGCGTTGCTGAAGAGATTGCAGTATTGACACCAGCCAAGCCTAGTAAAAAGGCAAAGCCAGTAAACCCTGAAACCGAATTAGACGCCGAATAAAATGTTTGTCAGCCGTAGATATACCGCCTTCGCAAATGCCGCCACTGATTACCTCAGTTTGGCAGATGCAAAAACCCATTTAAGGGTTACAAGTTCCTCAGATGATACTTACATTTCGGGGCTTATCTCTATGGCAATTGATGCCTGCAGTAATTATTTGGGCTACTCGATTCGCAAAGGGACGGCAAAGTATGGCTTCGACTCATTTACGGGCCAGCCTGCGCTTGTGAATCCCGTGAATGGCCTAAATATACCTTCGGGCAATTATCTGCGTTTAAACACGCGTTGTTTGGCTATTAACTCCGTGAGCTATGTGAACGATTCGCAGGCAGTTGTTGCTTTTGATTCTGCCGATTGGTTGGCTTCACCTGATCCAATGGGCGGGTATAGCAGAAATATCTTTTTTGAAAATACGCCATCTTCTATAACGGACGATGTGATTAAGTACATCGTTGAAATCTCTGAGGGCTTTAATCCTGTCGGCACTTCATCTGTAGATCCTGATACAATTCTGCCCGCCACGATTAAGCACGCGGCGCTGTTGTTGGTTGCTCAGTACTACGACAATAGGCAGGCCATCATTGTGGGAACTATTCAAAGCACGATGGACTTCGGTTTTCATTACCTACTCGATCCGTACAAAATCCAAATCATGATCTGATGAATGCGGGGTTAATGGATGTTTTGGTGAGCCTGCAAAGTTACACCGAGACCATAGATACAAACACAGGCGAGAAGCTGCAAACGTGGACGGAATACGCAACCGCCTGGGCGCAGCGTGTTGAGCAGGAAAGTGGTGCCGAGAATGTAAACGCAGACAGGCGCGAGCATAAGCAGATTGTGATGTATACCATCCGTTTTAATTCGGCCGTAGGCGTTAAGCACAGGGTGGTTGATGACAACGGAGCGCACAACATTGTTAACATTGCGAACCTTCAGCGCAATCTATATTTGAAACTACAAACCGAATTAACGCAATAATGGCAAAAATCGACGGACTCGCTGAAACCTTGGAAGCCTTAAAGGCTATGGGGGTCAGTGTGAAAAGTCGTAAACTCCAGCAAGTTTTAAAGAAAAGCGCAAGCCCAATTATCGCAACGGCCAAATCTTTGGTGCCAGTTGATACAGGCGATTTGCGGGACTCAATCGGTTTCATTAATAGCAAGGACAATCAGAACTTTGATAAGGCTTTGATTGGCTTGCGCAAGGAGTACCACAACAACTACCTGGGCGTGATGTATGAATACGGGACAGTTGAGCGAATCCAATCGAGCACAGGCCGCTATACAGGATCTATTGCCCCGGTGCGTTTTATGCAAAGGGCTGTCGATTCAAACGCCACAAGCGTAGAGGAAAACATAATGAAAGGCGTTGATCAAATCATTGCCGATTTAGCAAAGAAAAATAATCTAATATACAAATAACCATGGCAATCTCTGGACCAGTAAACGGCACGCTGATAAGCATCTATAAAGATGTGAGCGGAACCTTGACCAAAATCGCAAACGCGACATCTCATTCAATCGACATTTCTAAAGATATGATCGACGTTACTAACAAAGACAGCGCAGGCGCTAAAGAATTTATCGCTGGCGAATATGGCTACACTTTGAACGTTGAAGGTATTTTTGAAGAAGATGCATCTGTGAGCACAAGCGGTTTGTCTTTTAAAGATCTTTTGACCGATTTGTTAGCGGGTACTTCTGTTACAATTGTAATGACTACCAACAGCAGCGGCGACCAAAAATTAACAGGCGGCGCTTTCTTCAGCAGCTTGAGTTTGAGCGCACCTAACAACGACAAAGCGACCTTCACAGGAACTTTGCAGGGTACTGGCGCCTTGACCATTGGCACCGTATCGCCTTAATACTTTTTGTCTTATCTTTGTGGCATGAGCCACATTATCATCGGGGGTGTTCAGCACCCCCTTTTGTTTAACATGAACAGCCTGCGCAACGTTATGCAGTTGGCTGGGATGGAAAATTTCGCAGATCTAAACCTGCAAAAAGACCTTGCCAAATCGATGGACTTCGCACTAGCTTGCGCGTTCTATGGGATTCTGGAAGGCTACGAAGCCGACGGCAAAAAAACGCCATACCCCACCATCCAAAAGTTGGGCGCATCGGTTAAAAGATTTACAGAGTTGAGCCCTGCATTGGATGGATTTACGCAGGCCGTTAGTGATTTCTTTAGCACCGAAGAGCCAGAGGGAAAGTAAAAGCCAAGGGCG